AAAGGATCTCGACTGTTTTTTCCATCAGGAAAACCTCATCATCAACAATGTCTTTTGTCATTGCTGTGAATTTCATCCACTGATCCAGAGTAACCTCTTTGAGTGATGATGGGATTGTGATTTCTGCTTGCATATTTGTTGAACGGTTTTTTTGTTTGGTGTTATCTAGGTGAAAAGATGATATTCTCCTGCTCGTTTGTTGTTGAGTTGATAGGTGACCGCATATCTCAGGGCATCAATGATGTGATCACCCTGGAGAGGTTTGGGCAATCCTTTGTCTAGCCAGATATACCCCTTGAGCTCTTTGATCAGGTTCTGACCTTTCACGATCATTTTGTAGTCTTGCATCAATGAGATCCCGAAATTGACTGAGTCTCTCCCTTTGATTGATTCTGCCATGTTGAGTCTGGGCTCTCCATATTTGAGCTCATGGATCAAACGTTTTTCAGCGACATCACCCACAATCAGAGAAGTCTCTCCAGCATATTTGTGATTGAGTGATCTGATCTCTGAGGTTGTCAATCCTGTTTTGTAGAAACACTCCTCAGCATAAATGATCCTCCGATCTGAATCGATGCAAATTTTGCAAAGCGTGCTGGCATCTTTGGCAAATCCATAATCTTGACCAAACAGGACAGCACCTTTCTGGACAAAGTCTCCCTCCTCCCAGTTTTGGAACACAGCTCCCTGGAGCTTTCCTGGTAATCCACGACCATAAACATTGAAAAAATTTCTCCAGTACTCATTGCCTTTCTCACCTTTAATCCTGGCTTTCTCTAATTCCTGGACAGCTGCCTCTGGAGCTGCTTCATTGTCTTTGTATGTTAGTGTCAACCATTCTGCCTCTGGGTCATTCCCATACTCTTGATGTGCCCAGAACTCAGATGTCGGATTGAAATCAAGCACTGTCCAGGATGAGGTTCGGATCCTGAGTGCATAGAATGTCTCAAAGTCAATTCTATTTGCTTCATTGACATACAGGATCTGTCTCCTGGCTCCCCTGACTTTTGCCTCTGAATCTGCTGAGAAAAATGAGATTGTTGATCCATTGACAAAATTATATGTCAGTGTGGTTCTGTTGAACTGCTCCTCCCTCCATCTGTTTGTCCATTTCATGATCTTTTTAAAATCAGTGACAGCTCCTCTCCTGAGCATGGGAATATCTGATCCCACAACATCGATCTCAGAGTCTTTGTGTTTGATTGCATGATCAATTAAGATTGCCAGGATCCCGAATGTTTTGGATGCTGATGATCCTCCAGGAATAATCCTGAGAGGCTTTTTGAGCCTCATGAGCTTATTGATCGCTGTCGTCCTCTGAAACATCTGGGAAAAGTGGTTGTTCAATGAATTGCTGGATCTGGTGTTCTGTTCTTTCAACATAGCCTCGATCCTTGCATTTTGTTTTCATGTAAAAAATGATTGATGGAACATTTCCCTCTGAGATCTGTTCATACAATTTTGACTCGACAAAATCTTTTGCCTGCTCAGATGCCTGTGTGACCAGCTCCTGGAATTCATCATCTTCTCTCATCCATCGATAAAAGGTTTCTCTGGATATGTCTGCCAGTTTACAGGCTTGAGTGACAATGCCCATGGATTTCTCCATTGCGTTGATCACTGCCTTTTTTTTAGTGTCATATTTTGTCACATTATTTCCCACAATAGTCACATTTTTCTGTTTGATCTTTTGTTGTTTCTCCTCTGTCTGGATCAAAGTCCAGGTCATTGGCTTCAAATGCAAAATCTGGGAGTTTCATTCCCCAGTCCTCCAGTTGAGTCATGTCAAATTGATTTGCAATCATGTCCATGTTCCAGTCACCCGAGCTGTTGTTGTCTTTGATCAAAAACTCTTTTTGCTGATCCTCTGTGAGATCGACAACCTCAACCTCAACAAATTTCCATCCGAGTTCTCTCACAGCCTGGAGACGTTGATTTCCTCCTAGGACAACATGATCCAGGTTGCACACAATCGGTCTGATCTTGAGCATCTCTGGAAAGTTCCTGATCGATTCAACCAGATGGTCAAAGTCTTTTGATCTGATCCATCTGGGATTGTCTGGATGAGCTGTCAGGAGCTCAGTCTTGATTTTTTTCCTCATCCTCTTTGTAGTTTTCCCAGACCAGTTTCATTTTTTTATGGAGTTCCCGAATACATGATCCACATGAACTCATCTCTGTTCTCTCTCTGTAAATGCGATCAGAGATCTTTCTGAGACGTTTCTGCATTTGCATGGTAATGATGTCCCCTCGCTCTGTGAAAATCTCTGTGAGCTCTTTATATTCATTTTCAGTGAGGCAATCATATGGTTGTTTCCTAAAAGGGAGCAGCTCATTCCATCGCTTTCTCCTTTCATCACAGCCACAATCGAGTCCAGCTGCATCAAATGTCTTTTTGACGATCTTGTCGATTCCCAGGGCTGAGGTGACTGCATGAACTGCATCTCCTAAACCCTCCATTTTCTTTTTGCGTTTTTTACTCTTTGCCATAGTATTTGAATTTTAGTTTATCATTAATTTTTTGTTTGCACCTTTTGACTGTTTGGAACACCTGGACATGCCCGATCTTTGTCGCCTTTGATAGTTTGCGAATCGATTTAAACTCATATCGATATGCATTGAACAAAAGTTTGTCAAAATGGTAAAAGGTCTCAACCAGGTTGTCAATGTCTTTGATGATGCTATCAATTTCTTTTTTTGACGGTTCGGTTTGATGTAATTCGTCTGACTTGCTGAGCGTGTCCTTGATCTTATGAGCAAATTTTAAAGGATCTGTTGTTCTTTTTTTATCATCCAGGATGATGTTTTTTATTGTATTATAGAAATATGTGTCATTGATGTGTTTGCCTGGTGACTTTCTGAGCTCAATCAGGACTTTCATGTATGCTGTTTGTAAAACATCCTCAGCATGCATCATGTTTGCTTCTGAGAGATACACATGAGAGAATTTGATCCATTGCTGGTGTCTATTAAATAAAACCTCAACTTGTTTTTCTGGAGTCATTGGCTTTTGTTTTTTTCTTTGTACTTCTCAATGACTTCAATCAGATATAACCGATCCCATTTAAATATCATTCTTTTGCTTAATGTGATTTTGTTTTCTAGGATCTGGAATCGATCTTGACCGATCCTGCTGATCAGTTCTGTTCTGTATGGGAGGAGATTTCCTGAAAGGAAATAGTTGCATTTTTTGCACTGACCATGTACATTGTCCTCATTGAATCTGGTTTCTGGAAAATTTCCTGCTGAATAAAAGTGACCAGCCTGGAGCGTTGTGTGTTTGCCACAGGAGACACATGGTTTGCCTTTGTCTCTCTCTCTGATAAATTTGTGAAAGTGTCGGACAGCAGTTGCCTTGAGCTGGCTCAGTGTCTTTGCTTTGTATTTTTGATAGTTCATGCTCGATCATTTAAAATCGAGCGAGTGGCATGATGTAAATAAACAAAAAACCTCATCAACAATTCATGTCAGATTTGGGTGATTTATTAACCAAAAAACCCCAGGATCTCTCCCAGGGTTTTCATCGATTAACTAAATTTAAAATGAAAAAATTTGATCAGTCAGGTTGATCAGTCCATGTTTTAAAAGGGTAGATCATCATCATCCTGTTTGTTCTTTGATAGGTTTTTTTTATAAGCGTTCTCAGTTCCGCTCATAAAATCAATTGACGCTTTGACGCTGTCATCCCAATCATGTGAAGTTTTTTTGATGCTGGCTAATTTGTCAGAATTGAAATATTTGACAACACCCTCTGGATTTGTCCATGCCCGTCCACTTGCCCAGAAATCAACTGTGACTTTGTCTCCTTTGCGAATGTCATCCAGATCAACACATTTGTCCTGGGTTGCCTCAATCATTCTATATTGTGGATATTTTTCACCATTGTCTGTGATGACGAGTTCTCGCTTTTGGAATCCTTTGGCTCCGATTGTTTGTGTTTGACCGACAGACACAACTGTCCAGCCCTCGATTGATAGTGGTTTGCTCATGATTTTATTGTTGAATTTTATTTCTGTTTTTATAGTTCCACAGCTTGATGATCATTTGTCGATATTCTGCTGTTGATGTGCAATGATGCATTTTTGAGTCTTTGTACATTGTGGCCTTTGCAAAAAATGACGCAACATCAATCTTGTATTTTCGACTCACCTCAGACATTGCAGCCACAAATGAGGTTGCTTTCGCAGCATCAAACCATCCAGAGATCGATTCACAACCGATCAAGATTGTCTCAGCGTTTTTGTAGCTGGTCTCATTGATCTGGAGATGTCCATTTTTGAAATTTGCTGAGCTGCATCCGACAGCTTTGTTGATTGCAGGAACAGAAAATCCATTGAAATGAAAAACAAGATCATTAAATCTTTCATATGCCCTGTCATTTTTTTTGACATAAAAATTCAAATAGTCTGAAAGCTGCCAGTTTAGTCTCACTGTGTTCATCTCGATGATGTTGTCCTGGTCGCTGTCAGAGACATAATATTCAACCCACTCGCCAAGATTTTTGAGGGCAGTAAATCGGTGTTGCCCCTCTTTAATCACTCCTCTGGAGTCAACTTTGATCAGTTCCAGTTGTCCAAACTTTTCAATGCTCTTTGTCAGAGTGTGGACATGTGCTAGATTTAGAGGTCTGTTGTCAACACTAAAAGAAAATTGATGATAATCTTTTGTCCGTTTGATTTTTCGATTGCTGTTTTCATTTGAAAATAAATTGAATTTGTTCATTGTGTGTGTATTAAATTAAAAAAATTAGTGTTCTGATTTTCTAGGAATTGACGACTCCCTGGAGACGATCTTGTCGTGATTCATGTGTGATTCCTGTGCTCCCATGTTCATTCTCTCCTCTGAATAAATAGCGAGCCAGGACATGATCTTTGTGAGTGAAAGTGATTCATACATTT